TGAGCATTCTGAAATACCTCAAGAACATAAGTGTGCACATATATTGGAACTTGATAACGGTAATTTTGCAGCTCAGCCTAATAATCGTATTTTGTGGCACTGTACTAGTTATACTACTGATAATGATTGGCCAGACTATAAAGTCCAAACTACTTATTGGGATGCGGAACATCCTAGCATGGTCACAGAAGATAGTAATAAAATGTTTTATCAAATGAATGAAAAGACAACATCTGAGATGTTAATGGAAGGTTTTGAAGAAGAAAAAAAAATGTATGAAGAAGAAGAAAAAAATACAAAAAGAACATATCAAAAGTATAAAGAACACGCTCAAGATATGTCTTATGAAAATAATGGTAAAAAAGGTGATTGATAAGCTTATATACAGTTTTTTTGGGCTACTAGACAATCTAACCGAATGGATAGATAATCTTTTATTCAATAAAAAAAATAAAAAGAAAAAAAAATAATTATGGAGTCTTACAGTATGAACTATTACTTTACAGGTTTACTGATTGTAATGTTGGTGGTGTTGGCTCTCTGTGGAGGTCCACATGTCCAATAAACCATTAAGAATCTCGGAGGAAGCTGCCGTGCAGATGCCGATGAAGACGGTTGCTAGTTTGATCGTCATGGTCGCGGTCGGGACCTGGGCTTATTTTGGTATCATTGAAAAACAAAACAAGATGGCTACGCAATTAGAACTTATGTCTAAAGATGTAGAAAATAATTCTGAGTTTAGAATTAAATGGCCACGAGGACAGATGGGTACATTGCCCGCAGATTCTGAGCAGTACATGATGATCGAGGATTTGTACAAGACCACCGATCGTTTAAATGAACATATAGAGTCAATGGCATTAAACAAAGTAAATATAGAATTTTTAACAAAACAAATGGAAAAAGTTTTGGTTGATATTGAAAAATTAAAAGATCAAAACAGAGATTTTAAATACAATGGCAATGGAGGTACACATTGACAGAGTTAGTGGTGGCCCTTTTGATGTTTGTAAATGGAGAGATCAAGGAACACTTAGTGCAAAAAAATATGGCACATTGCCTTCGCGGAAAACGTCACGCGGAGAGACAGTTTAGTGAATCCATAACCTACAAATGCTATAAAGGTAAAGCAAAAATAGAGTTGTACCAAGGTAGAAAATATATTAAAGCTTTAATATTAGAATAATGGAATTATCAAGAAACTTCTCTCTTCAAGAATTAATCAAATCAGATACTGCTATTCGTTTGGATATCAATAACAATCCAAACTCAGGGCAGATAGAAAAATTAAAAGATCTTTGTGAAAATATTT